AGTTGACCCAGCTAGTAAGGATATCTTGATATACGTCCTAGGTACACTATCATCAGCAGTAACGATGGTATTAGGTTACTACTTTGGTAGTAGTCTTAGCAGTAAAGATAAAACAAAAGAACTACAGAACATAGTAAACAAATAAGAGGAGATGCAGATGAGGGGTGATATTGAATGGGGTAAATACTTTAGTAAGAAAGAGTTTCAATGTAGTACAACTGGTGATTGTAAAATGGAGCAAGACTTCATTGATAAGATGAACCAGCTTAGAGAGATGTTTGGTAAGCCTATAGTTATCACATCAGGATACAGAAGTGTTTTACATCCAGCAGAAGCAAAGAAAGCAACTCCTGGTGTTCATAATGAAGGTGTAGCTGCTGATGTAGCAGTAAGTAGAGAAGATGCTTATAAACTACTCCTGATAGCCTTTCAGATTGGCTTCACAGGCATTGGAGTACAACAGAAGGGTGTAGGTAGGTTTATTCATTTGGATACGTCTACAGGCTCGTCACGCAGTCCTAGACCTACTGTGTGGTCGTACTAGATAAGGCATTTATTACCTTCTCTTTTTCTTCCTGGCTCATAGCTTCCCAATTGGTAATTTGTTCGTCTGTTCTATTACAGCCAGTACATATATTGTCTTTTAGTTCACAAAGACCAATACAAGGTGATTCAACTGTTATCATTCTCCTAAACCTTTCATACCTAGTTTATCTCTTCTGGCTTGATCTTCTTCAAAGTGTAGAAGTACACACTCCTGCCTCAGTCTCTCCTCAGTCCATTCATACTGTGCTTTAGCTACCGCAGTACCATCTTTCCTACCAACATCATAAGCTACCTCCCACAGTTTAAACACCTCGCCTGTTCCTTGATACAGTAGAAAGTAGCTGGTAATACAACCAAGTATAAATATGATAATATTATTCATTTCTTTCCCCATAAGAAAGCAAGGTAGACTGGAAAGAGTATAGCTACGATAACTAAGAACTCTTGAAACGCTATCTTATCTTCAGCTATAAACTCTCCAAAAAACCCTACTGCAAACAAGTTTACAAAATAACTAACATACAATACTAATACTATGTGTTTGATGATATTCAATACCGCTCGAATCATAGAGTATCAATATGAACGGTAAGTCTTACTAGAAAAAAGTCTATCACTATGTACTTATACCCTTCAACATCACTGGTGTATTCAAACCCTACCATCAATCCTGTTATTGGTGTAAATTCATATCCCATTATTGTACCTCACAGCTTCCAGCAGTACAAGCTAGTTCCTGTACTCCTTTGACGTTATCGTCCACCTCAGTCAAGTCTCTCCAACTTATCTCATTAGGAGTATCACCTAGGAGCTTTGCATAGTCCTCTTTAGTACACTCTTCATAAGGTGCTTGTCTGTATGAACCACCATCATAAGGTAAGAAAGATATACCAGATATATCATCAAAGTTCTTCCATACCCATGCTCCTACTTCCATCCACTCCTCTTCCTTAACACTAATAGTCACAGATGGCTTGTGTTCACACCAATGCTTCTGATACATCATCCATAACTCAAGATGATCTAAAGCTGTTAAATCATCTCTAACCATAGCACCTTCAGGAGCTTGTATTGGGAATGAAAATACCACAGTAGAATCAGGCTTCATAACACAGTCTTCTGTATGTACTCCTTTTTCTTTTAAGAAGTTGGAAAGAGGGTCTTTTTTATCTCCACGAACCCTACGAATATAATAACTAGAATGTCTAGGATGAATACCAGAGGCAGAATCAACAAGCTGAGACACAGTGCCACTAGGTTTGATACAAGTGATAGCAGTCGACTGAGGGATTCCGAGAAGAACAGATAAGTCAGCGTTTGTTTTAACAGCCACCTGTTTGAGTTCCTCAAGGATTCTTCTTGTTCCATCGTTTACTTCTCCCATATACTTATTATCCAAGATACCTGTTAGGGACACTCCCAGCAGTCTTTCTTCTTCTGTGTTTTTCTGCCATATCTTACGCAAGTATGGAAACTTAGTTAGTGTAGCTTGCCATGTACCTAGTATTGTAGCTATCTCTACCTTTTCTTTTAAAAACTCTACTGAATCACCTGCTCTTACTACCACCTCAGTCAAGTTACAGAACTGACCACCTGTTCCTGTAATTGGTTGTCCATTCTTGTCTAACTTACAACCACGCAAAATAATCTCACTACAAGGATTCGTACCAAAGTCATAGTTGATATCTCTTCTACCATTCTTAGCAGCTTGTCTCTTTGATGCTGCCCTACTGAAGATACCACGCTCTCCTGACTTACTCTCATATAGGCTAGACCATTCCTTCATAAACTGACTCATATCAGGCTTCTCATCGTACATAGCAGAGTTGTTAGCCAATGCTCTTTGTGGGTTATACTGCCACCATGACCCAGACTTACAGGCTCTCATCTTGTCATCTTCTAAGTCAGATAGCGAAATCATAGCTGACCTTCTTACACCACCTACCACCACTACTTCACCAATCTTACACAGTATATCATGGCAATCAATAGATGATAATTTTCTACCAGCAGCCTGTTTAAATTTGGAGATGCAGAACTCAAACAATTGCTTCAATGGTTCTGCTCCTGATGCTCTACCACCAAAGGTTTTTAACCTAGCTCCTGCTGGTCTTACTTTTGATAAGTCATACTTAGGTACTTCACCGCTATACAATAGGGCTATAAGCTGTCTCAGAGCCTTTGCCCAGCCTTCTTTGCTGTCAGCTACTGCTATGGTAGTCTCAGACTCAAACAGCTTCTCAGGGACTTCTGGTAGCTTCTCAACGTACTTATGCTCTACAGAAAACCCTACACCTGTACCACACAGCAAGATATACATAGCCTCATCAAAGGCTTTGACATCATCAATAGGAAGATAAGAACAATTATATCCAGCAGTATTATCTCTATCTAGTGCCTTACCAGCAGTCATAATAGCTCTCATAGATGGCATAACATCTAAATTCTCTATTGCTTCTTGTACTCGTATCTTAGTAGGCTCATCGACTACATGACCTATTTCTCTTTCTAAATGATTTACCATAAAGTCCATATATCTCTGAACAGACTCACTCCAATCTTCTCTTCTCTGCTCTTCTTCCAGGTATCTTGCATACCGGCTCTTTGCTATAAATTGGCTGTATGTCTTCAATCTCTTAGCTCCTCTTCTAGTTCGTCTGCTTTGTCTTCTATCTTATCATTGAATCTATCAACGATCTCTTCTGATGATATATCCAAAACCTCTAACAAGGAAATCTCGTCAAGGTTTTTAAGTCTATCACAAATATCATGTATTGTCAATGCCATATTACCCCCAATTACTACCTTTCGTTTCTTTTAATAATTTAATCATAGCTTTCAAATACCATTCAGCCTTTTCAGCATCTTCTAATGGTTTACCCTTGTGCCACATTCTGCTAATGTATTTGATTATGTTACCCTGACAATAACTGATAGATTCGTACTCGCCTAGCGTATCAACTATGTAATCATAGGTTTCTATTGTTCCTTTGTTGTAGTGTGCCGGATGGTTTACTTTGTCTTCTAGCTTCATATCTTCCTGTTTATGAGATTTTTTTATCAAGTTTTTACGAAAGTTACTTTTTTGATTTTCGTATGCCTTTTCTGAGGAATTTTTTTCTAACCCTGTGTAAGCCCCTTCAAAGGGGTAATTCTCATAAAGGTCTGAATCACTACAATTATTAGTAATAAAATTATCCATACTTCTTCCTTAAATATTTTAAACTTACAAACATCTCATCAAACTGACCATCCTGTACATCATGTAATACTACAATACCTCGCCAGTGAGTGTTACCTTGCACTCCCATGTAGTCTTCATTGTGTAGATAACAAGAACCAGCTATGATACAAGTTATGATAGAACCATCTGCTCTTTTGCCATAGGCCACTTGTCTTCCTTGCTGGTGACCTACTACGCAACTCTGGTGAGTCTTGTTGACCATAGCAGAAGCAGTACCAATAGGTCTACCCATGACACCGCTTACAAGGTAGTGAGAATATACAACCCCATCAATACTAACAGTATCAAGGAAATCAAACACCTCCCAACCAGCTTCTGAGTATCTGAGATCATCTGTACCAAGAGTGCCGTGGAGTTTAGAATCTCCTTCGACTGCTCGTTCAATTCTTTGCTCGTGGTTGCCGAGCGTGAGAACCATTCTAGGTCGATATTGTTTCTTTTTGTCTTTTCTGCACTTTCCATTATATTCCCTCATAGGTTCTAATAATATATCCATAGCTTCTCTGGCTGCTTCAATATCATCTTTGTATCTTCTCCCTTCAAACGACTTCTTACCTACGTCATAGGACGATAGTGATGGCATATCAGCAAAATCACCAATCTGTACGATAACATCAGGTTTCTTGTCAACGATATATTTTCCAATCCACTCTAAGTAACTAAGGTCTACGCCTCTTTTTACTTGTGTATCAGGTATGATCAAATGTTTCAAGA